CTTTTCAACAGTCTTTTCCTTAATTTTGACTGTCGCGGCCGGGATTGTTTGATCCTTTCCGGCGTAAGGGTGTACGAAATCCTCTTTGAAAGGATTGAGTACGATTCCGACCTCCAACGGATCAATGTCCGGCGGAATTTGGTCTAGCTCAACGATGTTCGTTGCCATAGTTTTTACATATTTAATATTTAATTAGCTCTACAAAATTTGTGTTCTCTACCTCATTAAAATTGGCGTCCCCTCTTAATTCCTTTTTCAGTTTTTGGATTGCGTTAGCTACCAATGGATTTTTTCTATCTGGTATTATCATTCTTCCCCTGACCCCAACTTTTGGCCAAAAAAGCTTTATGTAATCAAGCACTTTTTCTTTTCTCCAATCCCCGACATATATAATATCCGCTTTCCCGTCCGGGAAATTATCAACCACTTCGAGAATATCGCTATTTAGGAATTGGATATTTTTGTTTTTCAGATTATCCAAGAATGACTGGAATTTTTTTGACTGCTTGCCATAATTATCAACGCATACAACTCTTTTTGAATTTGAAAGGACTGTCGTTTGCCTGCCCGTTCCGCTTCCTAATTCTATCGAAAAATTACAATTTGACGCCATTTCTGCTAGGTATTTTAATTCACTGTCCGAAGTATCTCCCGCCGACATCTTCGCGTTTTCCACGAGATTTTCCACATTCTCCTCGTAGAATTTTAGATATGTCTTGCCAGTTACCATTTCTTTTTCTCCCAAATGGCCTATTTCAACGCTCGTATCCAGTAAAATATCATACCCAGCGCCTTTCGCCTGCATACAAAACCATATATCTTCGCCAATTCCTCCCCGAATATCGAACATCGGGACATTCATTTTCTTTACCGCTTCTAGCACTTCGCGCTTGATAAGCATAAATCCCATACCGGTTGAATGAATTTTTACCGGCTTTTTTGACTTCATTCGGTAAATATCCGGACGTCTAACTGTGCCAACCCCATTTTCTCTACTGACCATAATAATCGGCTCATATGGCTCTGATCGTCTGAAATAAAGTCCTGATATAAGCGGGACATCGTGAGCCAATAATTTATTCAAATCGTCCTCGCGCGGGATATTGTCGTCGTCAATCCACATCAAATGCGTGCAGTCTGTCATCAAAAATGCCTCGGCCAATTCAGTCCTGGCTCGGTGGTGCATTTTCCGATAAACAGTGGACATTACGATCTTACAGTCCGGGTACTTCTCCTTTGTTTTAAGAACTAGAGCCACCAGCGAGTGCGCATATTGCATTGGCACGTCGCCCATTGTCGGAGTGGCAATAAAAATTGACAATGGCTTTTTCCTCCGTTTTTTTCTCATAATTATATTTTAATAATTACCTCGTACCAGCCCCGATAGCGTAGAGGCTGGATATGAGATAACTACTAGGAAGCCGCGACAATAACGCGATCACCAAGCATTTGAACAGTTTTCAGAGCGTCAGTAGAATCCGTGTAGGCTTCGCAAGCGATAGCCACGGAGTTCGTTGATCGAACTGTGCTGTCAATTATGAGGTTATCAGCGCCATTTACCACTTCAAGGTAATTGTCCTTGGCAATGTCAGAAGCGCCATTTACTAGCGCCTGGACAATACCACGCACTTGACCCCAAGCAAATTCGGCAGATGAACCGATAAGTTTAGGACAAATAGCGATTTCCTGATAAACGGCCAGTGTCGCCGGAGCAACACCTTTGACCATTATCTCCTCGTCGCCGTCATAAGTAACCACCATAGGAGCGCCTTTTTTGGTAGTCGCAGGAAATTGCATATAAACATATTCGTTTACACCAACTCTTTTGCGAGCGCCTTGCGTTCCTTGGCCAGTTACATCAATTTCGGCTTCGCGGGTTAATTCTCCACCCATAGGATTGAAAATATTAAGCTAATTAAGTTTCTAATGACCGATTACAAGAATGTTGACGATTTTCGTAGCGGCAGGATTTTCCGCCACTATGTCAATCTGTCCTAATGTGGTTGCGTTCTCGGCGGCTGATATGGATTTTGCAACGTCGCCGTAGCAAATCTGGATCATATCAATTTTGGTAAGTCCGGATTGGACAGTGCCAGTCGTATCGCCAGAGGCGAGCGTACCGACAATCATTACCACCCTTTTGTTTCCCCAAACAGTCTTATACCGGGTTGTTTCACTCCAAGCCATAATTTTACTCTTTGGATTTATTGATTAGGCTATGGGATAGCACGACCACGCTATCCCGCGTAACATTAGGCCGTTACGCCGGTCAAACGTCCGCTTCGGCCAGGTCTGCTATTCACCAACTGAATGTATGAGAATATAAACCCGACTTCTCCGTCCTGATCAACTGGCTCTCTCATATCAGAAACAGCGAACCCCTTGGCGTCAGTAGGCCACTTCGGGTGCTTGATATAATAGAGTTTCACATATTTTTCATTGATGAAAAACATATCTGTCGATCCGCAGTATTCGTCCGCGATTACCGGAACAGTTCGGAATGACAGGTCAACGATACCAGCGTCAGCCGAAACTTTCCCATTAACCATAGAGAAACGTACCTGTGAGTTCAAAAGAGCCTCATAAGCAGATTTCAAGGTCTTGGTAGTTACGATAATTGTCGGAGCGTCCGCGCCAGAGGTACAACTGTCCATCATAGTTGCCAAGTCAGAAACTTGAAGCGAACCAACGGAAGCAGTGTAATGCCCCTGAAACCAGGTATAAGTTCCGAGTGTGATGTCCCCGTAACTAGCTGTCGCAGTTCCGTCGTTTCCAACGGCCGCTTTAAGCCCGGTTAAATCCTTTCCTCCATTCCCTGTGCCGTCGCTAAAAAGCTGGGTACAAAGTTTGTCGGTTAGGGATTCTTTTGCTTCCTCCATTTCCGTATCCATAAGATCGGCAATTTTTCCCTCTCCAGCATTAAGAGCTTGGTCAATATGAGCAATGGTTATCGGTTGATAAACCTGCTTAATATTGAAATAGGCTCGCGTCCTGGTCTGCTGTTGACCAGTATCCAAGACGTCAAGTCCTGAATAAGAACCACCTTGCGAATTGTGCCTATATTTAACCGGAATATCCAGTCTGCGACCGCCATTCCATAGTTTAATATTGTCCCACAATCTTTGTAACAGGGGGTGATCCTGACCGATTTGGTCAACTATCTTCGGCAATACCTTTTCACGGGTAATGGAAGTCAGTTGAGTAAAGTCAGTAACAGCCATATAATTGATTGTTATTTACGAATTAAAGCCCCGCTTCACGATAGAAGTCCCCGAAAGATTTTTTGCCGTCCGTCTTTGGATCATACGGCTTGCCTTTGGTTGCACCACCAGCATTTCCGCCACCTTTTCCGTCAGCATTTTTCTTTCGTTCGTCGTTGATTTGAGTATCGGTTTGAACCTTTTTAACATTCAGTCCTCGCCAGATTAGAATAGCTTGCTTTAGGCTGGGGCAATCGTAATCGCCCGCAACTTTGAGAATGGCCTTTTTATTCTCCGCAAACTCTTTGTCAGTTCGCTCATAGAAACGTATTTCTGATTTAACAGCTTGGAGTTCGGCTTTTTTAGCCTCCTCCTTACGCTTCTCGCGAAATTCTATGAGTTTTTCAACTCGCTCATTTTCTTCAAGCCCCTCTAACTCCTCTTCCTCCGCTTTCGTGAGTTTCGGACTTTTGGCCTCGGCACGTAGCCGTTTTATTTCGCCCGTGAAATACTCGCGATCCTCTTGCCAAGCCTCTGTGAGTTGCTTATACTGCTCGTCGCTAACTTGCGAGCTTCCCTCGCCGTTCTTTGCGCCTTGCTTATCCTTATCGGATTCCCCGGCCTCACTAGCGCCTGCATTTTCTTTGTCCGGGTTTGTTTTTGCCACAATTTCCGGTGGGTCTTGCGGCTGATCCCCGTCAACGACAGGGATAATTGGCTCGTTTGCCATACATTTTTACATTTTTAATATTTACTCATTTGGTTGAAATTCACCTGGCTATCCGCACATTAGAAATTCAACCTATCAATAAACATTAGTCTGAATTTTTAAGATACTTGGAATATTTATTATCTTTGTTTTTCTTTTTTTCCGGTATTTTGCTGTAATTGGTCTTTTTCGCCCACTTCTCCGCGAATGGTTGATCGGTGGCGAAAGCCCAACGCGATTGTTTTTTTGATTTGAATGGCATATTATTTTTTGACATTAACGATTACCTTGGCCGCCGTTTTATCTGCTGGCTTCTTTGGCGCGGGCTTCTGTCCGGGCTTGCCTGGCATAGGTTTTCCACCCTGCTTTGCCATTCTCTCCTCATTGATCGCCCCGCGAGAACCTTTGACCGCCATTTCAGTCATATTGGCAACTAGAGTGGCCTTGTCCACGTTGGCGTGCGCTTCCAGCAAGTCCATATCCGCCTGCTCCATTTTCTTATTCGGGTCTTTATAGAAAGCGAAGTGTAGAGCCACGTGTTCCTTTGTAACGAGTTCGCGCGGTGTCGGAGGTATCTTTTCCCCCTGTCCGTTCTGGAAGCCCTGATTTTCGCTATTGGCGCGTTCCACGGGGTTATCAGTCGTATTGCCACCATTATTATTTTGATCCTGCATATCAGCCGCGATTTCTTCGGGGTCTTGGTCAGATATGAGTTGGAATTTCATAAAGTTCAGCAATCTATCAGCCAAACCTTTCGGGTCGGGCATATCCAACTCGACAAATAATGTGTATGGATCAAGCGCCTTGGCGTTCCATAGAGCCAACGCCCTTTGCATTTTATCCACTTTCATCATTGACTGCGGGATTATCAACGGCTCAACTCCCTGCTCAACATCACTATTGATCAACTGCATCATTTCCATTCCCTCTTTACCACCCATTTTCTTGACCCAATGCTTTTCTGTGTAAAACATCTTGATAAGCTGTATCCAACCCTCGACTATTTCCTTGATTGCCGATTCGGTAGCGCGGGACTGCATACGCACTGGTGTCCGGTCGCTCTCTTTGTTCATTTCGTCCTGGCCAAGAGTATTTGACTTTCCAGTTCCACGGGATATTTCGTGATGTCCGAATAGGTCGTCTATATATTGCTCGTCGTCCTTTTTATCAATAAGCACGCCATTCAGTTCCGGGAATGTCGGAGAAACAACCTGCACTGGATTGGCCACCGTGGACATATCGGCGCGGATAACCTGCATAGGCTCGTCATTGACGGCCGCCGCTTCTTCTTCGCTAAATTGGTTACTGTCCACTACTATCTTCACGTTGCACCCTCGGAGGTTATCGGCTATCTGACGCTTTTTCTTGGTAGCGTCAATCATTGTTTCCTTGGCCTGGCTGATCAGATTGGAAGAATAAAACTTTTTGAGTAGCTTCATTGAGGGAAACTGCACAAAAGGCTTTCTTGCTTCGGGCAGAAAGTTGACTATCGGCTTGAAATTTCGCACATCGTTCGGGTCAAGCACAACGCCCAGCGATTCCTCTAGTGGAATACCGGTCGCTTGCGCGGTCATAAACTCCTCTGGTCTGGCTTTTTGCGCCCATTCCGAAAGCTGTGCAAATGGATCACGATATTCAAAATAGGGATTTTTGCCCTTTTTCAGGATAATTCGCTCGCCATTCTTACCATAGGCCATTTCAATATTAACGTCATTTTCAACATAATTGTAAAAGCGCGCCACTGTACCACGCCCGGCCGTAACCTGCGCGGTTGTTGTCTTTGATTTTCCTAAATGATCCTCTTTGAGGTTTTCAAATAATATGTTCTCGTATTGATCGGGGTAATTTTTCTTCCACCAATTCCTATTTTTGAGTGGGTGGTAAATGAGATATTCTGATTGCTGAATACTGGTCGCTTCCGGACTGATTGTGATTTCGTCTATGGTGCAAGGCTCTAGGTCAAAGTCATTTTTATCATAGTTCCAAAACCAACGGGCGAAACAATCGCGCTTAATCCGGGTGTCAAACAGGACTTGTGTGATAAAATCCATAAAATTGACCCGTATAAAGCCATATTCCACTGCGTTCTTCACTTTTTCGGCTCTCTTAATGCTCGGAGGAGTATCGCGACTGGCCAACATCTGCACTTTCGGGAGATTATCAGTGTCCAAGCCAACCATATTGCGGATAGTGAGGTAGATTCTATTCTGCACTGACTTTGATTTGTACTTGGCTAAATCAATCCCGGCCAGCTTATCCACATTTCCGATAAAGATGTCCTCGTTCTCTTTGACCTCTTTCATTACCGCGTCATAAAGAGCCTGACCCTCGCCAAGGCGCAATTCTATCTTCTGCCCCAGCAGATCATCTTCGTCTGTTTCAACGTCAATGTCGCCTGCCGCTTCTATCTCGTTTTGTATTTGACTTCTTTTGTGTATATCGTCGGCCATATGTAAGCAATATTTATGTTTATTTGAGCCTTAAACTTGACTTTTTATCGCAATCCTACTCGTAAGTAGGCTATATATCCATTATGTCGCCCGGAAACATCTTCTTGTGGTGGGCTAGTAAATCTTCTTCGGGCAGTAATTGAGCATTTGGGTCGCGCTTCCTATCTTCCCGCTCGGTGGTGTAATTTTTCCTGACTGACCCCTGGCTTATGTCCGGACGGCTCATCACTATATATCTGATTGGATCAATCACGTGGTCGTCTTTCTTGCGTGGCTTTTCTTCCGGGTCATTCTCGCTAGTTGGCATTAACTTCTTCCACTTGTAACTTTCCGTTTCATCGGCCGCTATCGGGCAGGTGTCAAGGTAAAATATCCTCGGCGCTCCCTTTTGCTTCGTCTGCGGGTGCAATCGTAGAGGATCAACCCGGAAATACTTGTGCAACCTCGCTATGCCGGCATTGACATCGTTATTGGCGTAGCGCAGGGGCATTTTATGTCCAAATACCTTTTCCCATTCTTCTTTATACTCGGTATCCACCTTGCGTCCTGATGTTCCCCTCACTGATTTCACGCTGGGGTCAATGACTATATATTCCAGCTTGTCGCTCTCATTGAGTTCCTTTATATTCCGGACGTGCTTATCAACGCCCTCGCCGGCCAGTGAATACTCCCGATAGATGTAAATGTCCCCGCTTGGACTGATTGCCGCCCAAACAAACGTGCTGGGATTGCGCTCTCCGTGGTCAATACCGCCTATCCTTTTCCACGTTGCCGGTATTTCAAACCACGGCAGGACGTGGATTTCTCGGTTGAAGTCCGGGAATATCTGTCCCTCAAACACATTCCAGCTTGCCAGAACATACCTTTGGTATAAATCCCCCGTGTAGGAGTTCAACACATCAAGATAGTCCTCTGGCAAATGAGTGTTTTCGTTGCTAGGGGCTTTTACCACAAAGAACTTTTCCAAATCGGAAGCCTTTGACAGTCCTTTACCCGTAACAAACTGCTTATAAGTCCAGTTTTTACCCTCGGAGTTGCTGGTAACTATGCCAAATCGTTTCGCGTGCTTCTTATTTCGAAGCCGTCCTTTGAGTATATTAAACTTTAACTCGTCAATTTCGTTGACTTCATCTATCCAATAAAACCCGATTTCCAAGGATTTCAGCTTTTCTATGTCGTCTAGTCCCCAAAAATATATCTCGTGGCCGTTGATCAAGGTCAAGAGATTCTCTGTTTTATTCCATTTCTTGATTAAGCGCCTATCAATGACCTCAAAAAAGGTTTTCATTGTGGTCGCTTTCAAGTCAACTAGCGTATTTCTAGCTATCAAAGAACGTCCACCTGGGTTTTGCATTGCCTGCCGGATAGTCAGTTGCGAACCAATATATGACTTTCCTGATCCGAACCCGCCACAATACCAAATGAATTTAGCCAGTGGGTTAAGCTCGCAATGGTAAATAAACAATTCCTGTTTCGGTAATGGATCGAATAGCTGGACTTCCTGCATACCAGCGACTTGGATTTCCATTATTCCGTTATGCGCTTACCCTCGGCCACTTCTTTATCCCATTTTTCCTTATTTTCCACTTTGACTAATGCCGGAAAGACAGCAGGATTGTCCCCGTCAAAAGCAAATTTTTTGGTGTCAACGAGCAACCCTTTCATTTTGGCTAGCTTTTCGAGCGCCATACACGCTACCACCGCGCCTTTTCCGTCTTTATGTTTTCCGTAGAGGTAGAAAAAACCATTATATATAAATTCGTCAGTAATCCTTTGGAAGTTGAGTATATTATTTATTTCTTCCTTAATACTATCATTTACTATCAACCTCTGCGCATTTGCGTTAGCTGATTCATAACTACTTTCCGGATATGCTTTCAAATATGCCTGTGTAGCATTTCCCCCATTCTTCACATATTCATTAGCAAATACTTTCCAGGCCGTTCTCAATCCTTTTGTTTTTACGTCTAGTGGAGTGTCTTGATCTATTTGCTCTTGGGTTTTTATGGGGTTGTTGCTCATAAGGATACAAAAAAACGAATATTGACGACAAAATGTCCTTATTACAGGGATTTTGTCTATATTCGCTTGTTATTTACATCTATTAACTTTTCACTTCTATTTGATTCCTCTCGGCAAAATGCTCGTGGGACGGTCAAACGCTTATAGCGTCAAAGGGATTGCTCCCAACTCTTTAAGGACTATCGCTCTCCTGTAAATGTATTTCAGGGATTTCGTTGTCCAGCCTTTCGGCGGATTTTTTGTTCCCGTGGAAAGCCACGAGCATAATCGAGAAAAATCAATTGTCCGCCAGGGGGCGGGTTTATCCTACCCGTTGATCCCCCTGGGGCTACTCTCCAAGATATGCTTCGGTGCTTTCGCTCCCTCTGCGCGCTTGGCCGTTTGTCCGGATATGATACTTACGGACAGCAATGACGTAGTTCATAGGAAATTGAGTAGAAATTTCGTAATGATAGTCGCCACGCGATAAGTTTTAACGCCTTTTTAACCAACCTACATATAATTATAGCACGTCTGTTGAAAAAAAGCAAATTTTATTCTTCCGGCTGTGATTCGTTTTTTACCTCTACCGCTTCCGGATTCTCTGCGTCCTCGCCCACAACATTGATTTTTAGGGTATCAGTCTCCCCCACTTCTTCGCGGGTGGCCGGCTCTCCCTCCGGTACGGAATTTTCTTCTTTATATTCTGTTCCGCAGTTATAGCACTTCTTCATATTTGGCCATAGCTCGGTGTTGCAATTTTGACACTTTACCATTTGTTTATTTTATGTTGATTAAATTCCTGATGGTAGGGTACGGTCAATTTCCTGATCAATAGGCAGTGAATGTTGACCGCTCATTTTCGCCTTAAAATTCTCCGCTTCTTGGACAATTTCGCCTATTGGCTTATCTACTTCCATTTTAACTGATATGGAATGGCCAATATCTGTCCCCTCCTCCTCGTATTTGACGCTGATTGTGATTTTTTTTAGTCCCATTGTTTTACGTCAATTTTTACTTCTGCGTTTTTTATCCCGTGTTTGGCCAATACGTCGGCTATTTCTTTGCTGGCTTCTGCTTCCATTTTTTTTCTTTTCAGCATTTTTTCGTCCAGTTTTTCTAGTTCCTCGGCCACTTTTTCTAAAAAAGGCACAAATCCCTTAATCTTATCGCCAGCTTTGGACTTATAAATTTCACAATCCCCCTTACTTTCGCAATTTTCGCAGTCCAGCATAACGTCTTTTTTAGGATCGCGACCGGTTATGTTGACCTTTGGCTTTTCGTTTTTGTCCTGAAATTCTTTCGGCAATTCTGACCCGCGCGCCTCTAATATCTTACCAACCCACATTTTAGCCTCCGTTAAATAACTCACTACCTTTTCCACCGCAAAAATTTCTTTCGGCAGTTTGGGGCTTTTCCCCAATCCGTTTTCCCTGGTCTTGATCATTGTTGTTTCGTACAAAATCTCGGCCTTTTGAATATGCCTGTCGATTTCCTTTCGAAAATCGTGGAGTTTATCATTTGAGATGATGTCCTCCGTTTTGTCCTCGTGCATTTTTTTACATTTTTAATAATTAACTTATTCAAGGCGCTCTAGTGCTATGTTTCAAGCATTTCAAACGAGCAACCCCAGGGCTGAACTTTCGACCAGAGCGGTCTTATACGTTGACCGACTTGGTAGTCAGCGCCTCAAATAAATTAACTATAAGAGGGAGAAGCGACGAATACGCTATCTATGCAGTATTTTCGCAGGGCGTTTTCTTCTCCCGATCGCCGCAAATAGTATGCGCGCTGTTTTGTTTCGCTCCTGCCTCTTATATACAAACCACTTGTCGTACGTAGCGATTTTGCAGTTTGCGTCAGTGTCCCTTGCCTCCTTTCGTCCCCGATCAATTAAATGGGTTTATCGGAGAAAGTTGGCTATCTAAAAAACATTCTATCGAACCACTCCACAAAAAAATGCTTTATTTCCCTGATAATATATCTGAAATTCTTTTTATATCTTATAGCCTTTTTGCGTAAAGCCATTCTTTCCTCTAAATCAGTGGTTGATCTTGCATAGCTGTATTGAGAAACTCCAATTAGTAAATCAGCGTTAAAACAAGCCTTAATGGGGTAGTGATCAAATTCATTTTGCTTAATTTCCAATGTAATAACGCCCTCCTTAAATTTTCTCTCCGTTTCTCCAACAATAATTTTCATCTGCGGATACTGTTCGTCGTCATATGGGTCTTGGATATTCATTTCTTCGTCATACAAGGCGATTCTTGCTTCGGTCGCACCCTCGTATGGCTGATTGGTTATATTACGGCTAATGTCTTTTTGCTCCTCCATAATTTTAATTTAAGTTATTAGTAAATCATCCTCCTCCGGGCTGACTGGCTTATTTTGTTCTTGCCTCTGCCTCAATTCTTTGAGTAGGCGGGTCTTTTCTCTTTTATCCAAGCTGACTATGCTGACCTTTGGATTATTTGCCTGGGATTCCTCTATGAACAAAATAAATCCGGGTATGGTTGGCGATTCTTTTTTTCTTACACAATCGGCCATATACCCCTCGGCGCGCTTGTGTAATTCCTCAATTTTTAGCATACAAATAAAAAAGCGGGCTAAATATTAGCCTGCTCTTTAGCTGGTTTATCCTCTTTTTTACTGACCTCTTTTTTATCTCCTCTATCCCAAACAATTTGATCAAGCACTTTTTCCAATCCCTCCTGTACCCTCTTAAATTCCTGATAGCTTCCGTTGTTTAGCGCCATTCCTATCGTGGACGCCTTGTCATTATCGCTTTTGTCGATTTTGCGGACGATAGTAATTTCTATTACTGCCATAAATTTGTTTTGATTATTTTTTTAGATATGAGCAATCGTTTGACGCTGTTCCCGTAGCATAGTGGCATAAAAGCTGATTATCAGTCATTCCTTGCGCTTTGTGGTCAGTGATCCACGCGTCAACCAATTTTTCGACTGTCGCATTGTCCTTGTAGCAAGTAGGCGGATTATAGCCGTACTCGTTACTCATTCCCTTGGCCTTGCAGGTCAAGTGTAGCCCGGACTTGGCCGTCCCATTGGCGCTTTCGTTCTTATGGATTGTAGCCACCAATTCCTTATTCGTCTTTTCGGCTGGCTTAACTTCCTCTTTGACTTCCTCCGTCTTAATTTCGGCGGCTCGCGCTACCTCAATTGTGACTGTTTTAGGCTGAAAATACTCATAAATCCCGTATTTTACAGCTAAATGGAACACTCCAACCATTACCGCCTCGGTTACAACGACCGCAAAAGCCAATTTTAGAGCCTCTTTCCGCGTCTTTTCGTAAAAAATGGCAAATTGCGCCCTTTTTACCTTTAGATAGACACTCATTTTGTTTTTGTTTTCGCTCACCCGTGCGAAATAATTAGTAATTATCCCACCCGTTTTTTATATTACTATGACATCATACTTTCTTGTGTCATAGTTCCAAACCTGCCTATATTCTTTTTTTTTCCTAACTATTTTAGCTTCTTCTGAATGAATTTTACCGTGGCAACTCCTACAAATAACCTCCAAATTACTTTTGTCATTATTCATTCTTTCCCCTTTTTTGTGCTTATTTATTCCGTTTCTGTCCTTGTGATGTATAGTCAAATCTTCTGTTGACCCACATTTAGCGCATTTCCAATCCAGTGAATTAAGCAATTTAAGGCCATATCTCCATATTGTAACCCGGCTAAAAATCATATCATTTATTCCAGTATAGCAAATTATCGCCCGGTTGTCAAGCTCAAAATCCCCCTCCGGCACTAAATAGGCTCATAAACATTCCGATCAAAAATGAGCCAAAAAGAAATATTCCAAACGCTATCCTGAATATTCCCCATAGTTTTTCTGCCATAATATTGCCTTAATAATTAACCCGACAACGTAGCACACCGGCCAGGATATGTCAAGCCCACCCCGGCCGGTATCTATCTTCTGATACTTTTTTTTATTTTTGTTTCTTGAAATCTTGGCTTTTTCCACCAAACATTTTTTGCACGATCCTCTCACTTTTCCGTTATCACTTCTCACTGCGAACTCGGACACTTTTTTCCGCTTTCCGCACGTGATACATTTTTTTGTTTTCATAATTACACCTCCGTTTCTATTTTTTATTTTTTACTGCTCGCTTATTAGCGCGACTGCCTTATCAAAATCAATAATGTTCCCGTACATCTTCCCGCTCAAATCTCCTGCCAATATCGTCAAGGCCATTGCCGCCTTTTCCGGGTCATTCATTGATAAAACTCGATATTGCTGTTGGTATGCTTCCGCCTCTTGCTCCAATCTGAATTTTTTTCTTTTCAAATATTTCTCCCACCATATATCAGATCCTACGTGAAGTTGTTGCATTACGTGGGTCAATTCGTGAGCGACAAGCCCGTATGATAGCGGACTATCAAAAAACAATGTATCCCCGTAAGTGAAACAAATATGCTCTAATTCGCTAGGTGTTAAATTGAAGTGTCCTATTATTTTCTTCATTAACGGAAAACCTTTTTGTTCTGCCTGGTATATTTTTATGCGCGGCGGGTCGTTTTGGCACTGACCACAATATGCTGACCCTTGACGACGAGAACGAAAACAATTTTTGCAAAGCCCCACTGATCGCGGTATTTCTAATTCCCATTTTCTATACGCCTCGCTATCGTGGACGAGCTTCCCGTCTTTTTCGCTTGTTCCTGAATATATTTTTGTCGCCATTTTATTTTATTATTAAGCCAATTAGTATGCCGGCTAGTATTGAAAAGAAAAGCCAATGCCTCTTTATCGCTTCCGGAATAGTGATATAATTTCCCATTTCTAACCTAGATTCCAGGGCATAAGCAAACGCAGTCCCATTATATACTCCTGGCTCTGGCCAACATTTTATTAGTGTCCCTCGCCGTTCTGCCTCGGCCATTTTGTTTCTAAACGCTTCTGACCGCCTTTTTTGCTCTTTATAAAGCGCGCTGTGCTTCCATTTGGCAAAATGACAATCTCCCTTGCCACAAAATTTGACATTTATGTTCCTAGGATTGCATAAACACATATTATTTGTTTATTTTTTTATTATGTAATTCTAAATGATGTTCCGCGCACAACCACCTGACATTATACGGGCTAGAATAATCTTCGTGGTGAGATTCTACCTCAATGCTTCCACAAACTTCGCATTTCCCCTTTCTCATTTTCCCATAACGTATAGCAGAGCGCAGTTTATTGCGGCAGGATATTTTCTCCTTTATTTCTGGCCGGCTGTTGTACTTTCTCTTGTTTTTCAAGTACTTTTCTGACTTTTGGTATTTTCTTTGATATTCAACCACTTTAGGTAGCCGCTGATACTCTTTTGAGCTAGTTTTATAACTCATACTAAAAATTTATTTTTTAATATTTACTTGAAACCATTTCCATATCCGGTAGTGGAAATATTGGATATAGACGTCAAAACGATCCCACCAGTAATAGCGTAGCTGGATAAAATCGGCCGCGCCGTATATGTCGCTTCTGGGCTGTCTGATTATGGGATCGTCAAAGCGAAAACCCGCTCGTTTCAATCTCCCGTCCAATTCCTTTTGAAATTCCGGCTCTGTTTGGCGCGCCACATCAAAGGCGGAAACAGTCAGTCTAATAATTTTCATCGTTTTTATTTAATAATTATGCTTTTCTTTTTGGGGCTTGGCTTCGGACGCTTTGAATAATAGCCAACAGCCAACGCGCCGCAAAATATATTCCCCCATTGGTTAAACCTCTCCCCGAATATACTGTGATTTTTAACTCTGATATTTGGATTGACGAAACAGCAACCGATCCCCATATCCTCACAAATAAGATAAGCGGTAGCTAGAACTGCGCCAGCGTCCAAGTATGGCATAAAATTACGCTCCCCTCCGGCTTTGTAGGCCATCTCATCGGCAAATAACAGTATTATTTTATCTGCTCGGTGTATCCAGCCCACTCCGCCGACAAGAAGCGCTCCCAACATTTCTTTTTCCGTCCTATCCTCAATGACCTTGGCATAGACGGCCTGCCTACCGCACGAACTAGGCGCTTTGGCCATATTTTTCAGCAAATGATTTATGTCCTGTCTTGGAATAGGCTCTCCATTAAAAATGCGCTGGCTCACTCGGTTTTCCAGCAACTCCGATAGCTGTTTCTTTTTCTTTTTTTGGTGCGCTTCATAGCGCTTTTGATGTATGTCTTTTTTCATAAATTTCTCTTAAACTCAGGCAAATAAAAGTTTTGAAACTTTCCCATTGACTGAACTAAACTCTCCTTACTAGCATAGTGATTTTGCACATTTTCGTATATATCTCTCCAATTACATTCGGGATTTTCCTTAACAAATAATTTTATCCTCATTAAAACATCTCTTGCTGAACTTGTGCCGTTATTTTTTAATCCAGCTACCTCACTTTCTTTCCAACCAGTAAAATCTTTTCGGCTTTCTGTTCTCTCTAATTTTTTTGGCGCTAATATTTCCCTAACCTCTCCATTAACAACGGTTAAAATACCAATTCCGTGAAACTCGCAAACTCCTATTCTTTTCTTATCTCTTGGGTTTTTAACACCGATCGCCACATACATTTTATCTACTCTTGTTTTCCAATAAGTCTGTTGATATGCTTGATGAACAACGTCGCCATTAAAACAAACTTTCATTTCAATGCCGATATGCTCATTATCAGAAACGGCTATTATATCAGTAGCGGAATTATAGCTATATGGGACTTCGCCATAAACTTTATATCCTTTATCGTTAAAATATTTTTTCAATGGTAAAAATAAATCCTGCTCTTTTATTTTCATATTTGTTTATCCAATTCCCCTGTGATCCTTTTGGTGCTTCCCCAAAAATGACGGGAATATATTTTACCTTTTCCCTTATAAATTTCTCCGGTGTAATGCTCCGGCAAAAAAGTATAGCTTGGCAAAATGTGAATTGGAAAATTAGTTTTTTGTACTGCTCCGGTCAATAAGGCATTGCCGGTTACTTTCCACGCGTCGTCATAGAGAACATCGGGCGTGTTTTCTAAAACGTGGACAATAAAGTCGAATAGTGGATTACCCGAATATGTCCCTATAATTGGAGATAGAAGCCCAGGACGGACTTTCTCGTTCTCGTAACAACAGAAACATTCAAGGTCAAGGAGATCGTCAATCGGATTGACGCATATACTATCGGCCGGGGCGACAAATCCGCCAAGTTCGTGAAGAATATTATATCGCATAATATCGGCCGCGCCGTTATATTTCCCCGCCATAAGCATTTGGTCAATCTGTGGCATAGCGCGGAATTTTATTATTTCCAGCGATTCGTCGCGCCATAAAATATACTGCCAGCCGGGGTGTTTGTCTTTCCACGTTTTCATTAGTTTTTTTGGCAGTGGCTTATCCCCCAGCCAAATTTGATGTATGATTTTTGGTATTTTTTTTGTCATAACTGTTTCCCGCATTTTAAGCAATGTATTTTTTCTATTACTTTATCCAGCCCCGTATCGTAAATACTTTGTTTATAAAGCCCTCCTCCGCAAGTTGGACAACCCCCTAAAACATTAGGCTGTTTAGCGGGAACTTTTGACTGTTCATAATTAACGTCTGTTTGCGAATTTTCTTGCATATAATTTTTCGGGGCGTAGCCCATAAAGGCTCGCCATTTATCTTCTAAAATCCCCCTCTTTAACGCTATTTTTAATTCTGTTGGCAGATATTTCCCCTCCTCGTTCTGAAATTTTGCCCGGATACGTTTGACGTTATCCTCGCGCGGAAGCTCATAGAGCTGACTGACATTGACGGCCATTTTTATTCCGTAAAATTTTCTCCAAATAGCAATGAGCAGTCCAATATCGCTATTCCTAGTTTCCGGCTCGTCCGCTAACACTGCCTCCACTTGGCTTTTGAGTGTTTCCAGCATTTTTTTTCCTGAATTGATTAGCTTTTGAGCAGTCGTAAAAATGACTGACCAAATCCCCGTTTCCTAGCCTTGATATAGGCATAGGTTTTTTATTCTTTCCGGTTATCCAAAAAATATCCTTTCCGCAACCGCGACACTTCCCTGTTTCAAATTTCGGAGTATTGATTTTTAGATAGCCATTTTTCACTTTTAATTCTATTTCCATTTTTTTTATTTAGTTCCTGTGTCGCAATATCCGGCCGTTTGCTGATCCGGTGGACACATATTATTATAAGCTGGCATTATCGGAAAGACGTGGTAGCAACCAATCCATAACCCCCAAATAGTAACCACGACAATCATAGTCAACAACATTCTTGCGCCCCACTTATCGCCTCCAAATAGCCAGCCTATAATAGGGACGACAACAAGCGCGATAGGGAAAATTAGCATTGATATTCCCAAAAACGGTAATGACCATAGTAGAAAATTTATCATATTTTTACCTCCTTTCTATTGACTTTTATAAAATTATTGCAATCGCACGTTACATATACTGTCGTCCTACGGCCGTCCGGGTAACCTAGATATGAGTATCCTATTTGCCGGAGCGTAATGCACCCTGTTTTTCCGTCGTGTTTCGTGATTGATAATATTTTTCGTGGCGTTCCATTTTTTCTATATTTTATCCAATCGCCTTTTTCGAGCTTTTGCCAAGTTTTTTGCTTCATTTCTTTATTTTGCTGGCTGAAACAACTTTTAATTCATCAAAACTTTTTACCAAAAATATCTTACACCCCAATTCTTCTGCTAAAATTCCCACCGCGTCGTAATCTTTTACCGCTTTCTCTTTTATCAACAAAACCTCGTTTTTCCCGACTTTTAGACGAGCAATTTCGCTCAATTTAATTGTTTTTTCCATTTTATTGTTTATTAAATAATTTTTTTAAGCCTCTTCTTTTCATAATAGATTCTCTATTGCTTTTTTTTGTATGTAGCCAACGGTGGCAATTTGTACAAAGCAATATTAAGTTTCTATTGTCGTGCAAATACTCGTGCTTAGGGGCTTCGCTCGCATAAACTATATGATGAGTTTCAAATCTAGGTGTTCCATTGATATTAACCAAGCAAAGTTCGCAAAATAAATACCCATTCTTTTCTCTAAATTCCTCTCTGTACCGGGCGCACTCTCGCGTATGCCTGCCCCTATCGCAATGTTTTCCGTCTTTGTATGATTTCCAGTCCTCTTTTTTCTTTTTTGGCATATTTGCTTTTGATTTTTTGGATAAATTTCTATTATTTTGATACCAGCAATCGTGGGAGCAGGTTTTATCGTTGATCCTCAACTGGCTTTTAACAATAAATTGTTTTCCGCAAATGATACAGCTCTTTTTTATAGGCTTGAACCCTATATTGTCGTCAAAGCTACATTTTCGCGAACAGTATTTTTTCTTTCCTATCCTACTGCTAGAAATATAAAACCCTTTCCCACAATACTTGCACTTTATTACCTTTCCGTTTTTTTGCATTAGTATAATATAATCAGTTATAATTATATTATACTGGAAAACAAATATCTGTCAATCAGAGTAAAACTTCGTCAATCGTTATTTCTATTCGTGGATTTTCTTTATCCACTCCTCCGGTACGATAGTGCGTAGCGAGTATGTAATTATCGTTGTCGTCCGGTATGCACCCGTAATGAACGAGCGCGTCGCAAAAAAATTTTTCAGCGATAGACAGGATATTTGACCGGTCAATGTGCCTATTGGAACTTTTGAATAATTTGAATTTTATCTCTATCGGCAATTTGAATTTCACGCCGGACAAAATACATTCCATATTCTCGCAAAATTTCTGCTTCACGGCGTTGCTAGTCTGAAAATGCCAGTTGCGATAATAGTTTAGATTGAGTGCATATTTTTTACCGTCCGCTTTCTTGGCCACTTTGACGAATAGTGGTATTTTTATTTCCATAAAATTTGTTTTTTCGCGCTTTGAAAGTAGGGTCGTACTCCTGGCCTATCCACAAAGAGCGTTTATTTTCTTTCCAGGCATTGAGAAAGTCCAAATATCTTCCCCTATTATCCCAAAAATCTTTGGCGCTTTGCTTGATCAATCTCAAATCACCTTTTACTATCATTTTTACTTTTCTCGGATTTTCTCGGTCGTATTCAAACGGAAATCCGCAAAAGCGTAGATAGGCCATTTCAGCCTGATCAGTTGTTTCGTATTCGTCTAATATCATTTTTGTATTTTGTTAATTATTACGTCCCACAAAAACCTGAAAGCCTCTCTGATTTTAGTTGCCTCAACATTGCGTTGATAAACTCTATTCAGCCGGGATAACTCTTGGCCTTGGCTCTCTATCTTTTTTCTTTGGAGTTCCAAAGCGCGCTCTAGGTATCCCCCTTGAAATTCCGCGATTTTAGCGGAATTTTTTGCTATTTGTTCCACCATATTTTTATTTTTGCTTAAAAATTCTATAACTAAAATATTTACTTTTCCACTGTTCGTCGTGAACTAGTTTCTCGTAGTAGTTTATGGCCTTTTTCCCTCCGCCAAGCGGATCAAGAATATAATTGCCGTTTTTGCTGTATATCCGGACAACAAAATGCTGTTGTTTTCCGGCGCGGTAGGAATAGTCGACCTCTTTGATTGTCGGCGTAGTTATTCCCATATCTTCGGGGGCTTCTCCTATCCCTCTAAAAGCGCCTTTGAAGTCCCAGCCCAATTCGTCGCAAACCTTGCTAAATACCAGTAATGCACCGTTGAAGCAACCGGCGGCCTTTAATCTTTCATTCATTTCCGGCGGGGTTACGATTTTTCCCGTCAAGAATTGGTAGATACTGGTAATGCAAGTGAGAAAACACCCGTCGCTGGCGATCGTGCAAACCTTGCTGTTTCCCAAAAATGTTTTTGGATAATCAAGCTGGCTGTACATTTGGAAAGTTTCGCCCACCTGCTCTACTCTATATCCCTCCTTGTCCAGCACCATTACGTATGCCTCTTGCAGGTGGCTGGCCTCTATGCTCCATTTTTTAACCTCATTGCCCTTGGTATGACTGACATTAAATTTTGCCATTGGTTTTTTGTTAATTATTATAATCCCTTAATTTTTACCTCTTCTATCCGAGATATAATCATCGCCTTTTTTTCCTCCTCTGTATATTCTCTCATTTTATACGAAACGAGTTTTCCTTTTCTATTTTTTTTAATTCCTCTCACGCCACCAATTATCCGACTAAATCTAGAATTACAAGGGGAGCAGGCATTGCCATACGAAGCATAATGACCAATATCTCCCGGTATATTCGCTCCACACCAAGCGCACCTATCCTTTATAGCGTTTTCAAATTCTCCCGATTGTATCTCTTTCTCTACCTCTTGATTGAGAATTGTTAAACTTTCCATTTTTTTACTTTTAATGATTATCCATATCCCTATCAATCATCGTCTGCTCGCACGGAAATGGGATATGTATTCCAGTGCGTAAGGCTATGTTGCTGTTCACAATGTCGTAAATATATTCTATCTCTCCGACGCTATCCAGTTTGGTCGTGCTTCGTTTTTTGAGCATTTCCTTTTGCACCGGCCGCCACAGATATTCTTTGACGTTTTCCGGTGTCCACGGAATATCTATATCCTGCCGGATTGTTTTTTTCATATCAAATCCGGCGTTATTCAGGGCTTCGGAAAGTTGAGTGAAATAGAGATGTAGCGCGCGATTTTGTTTCGGTGTTCGGACGCGGTGCAGTGGCTTTATCCCTAATACTTTTAACCGCAAACTTTCCATTGTGTCTTTGGCGACAATCATTCCCTCCTTGATCGACGCCACCTCTACCTCAAAGAGTATCCGTATTTCAAATTTTCTCTTTTTGAGTTTCATATAATTATCTCGTCGATTTTCTTATAGAGATAAATTTTAGTTTTCCCACTGTCTAGGGTAATTTTGATTGTAGTAAAGTCTATCACTGGCGATTTATCGACGCCATTTTTTTCTAGCCATTCTTGGTATTTGTGGGCTTTTTCTAATTTTTCACGAGCTACCTTTTCCAATCTCTCTTTTTCCTCGGCTTCCAACTTTTCAGCTTTTTCTTTTTCTTTTCGCTTCCGCTCTTTCTCTTCCTGTTCTCTTTTGATTTTATCAATAGCTTCCTGCTTTTCCCGCTCCGCTTTTTTGATAGCCTCAATTTTTTCTTCCTCTTTTTTCTTTAATTCCTCCTGCTTTTTTTTCTCGGCTTCCTTTTTCTCGCGCTCTACCCGTTCGGCCTCCTCTTTTTTCTCGCGCTCCGCTTTTTCCTCGGCTTCTTTTTTGGCTTGCTCTTTAGCTTCTTCAATTTCCTTTTCTTGGCGTTTGCGCTCCTCCTCTTTTTCTTTTTGGCGTTGCACCATAGCGTCATAATCAAGCCGGCGCTCTCCGTAAAAAACAGCAAACGCTTTCTCGTCCATATCCAACAAAAAATCGTCGTCTATGACATTTCCGATGTCCTCCATTAGTTTTTTTCTCGTGGGAAGAAGTATCCGGCGCTCCTCGCGCATTTTTTCCTTATCAATCGCCTCCAGGTCAGCTTTTAGCTTGTTTTCAGTCGGCTCAATCATAGCGACAAGTTCTTTCTCTTGCCTCAATACCTCTTTTTGCCACTTAATCGCCTCGGCACGCTGTTCTTTCCCGAATTTGGTTATATTGTTCCGATAATCAGCTAACGTCTTTTTGGCGGCCTTTACAGTGGCATATCCCACCTCGTCAGCGACGCCATTTATGGTCAACCCATTGGCGGCGTCCACCGCCTTTTGGATTTCTGCTTTTGTTGGATTAAATTTTTGAATTTCCATTTTTTTACTTGTTATTTTTTAATATTTTCTCCGTTTATCAAATAATTTCATTCCCTCTCCCTCAATAGAGCGATGTCCCTCGTATGGCTTGGTGGGCTTCCCATTATCCTCAAAACACCAGCCACAATTAGGATCGGATTTTGTTTTTGGATTTATTCCTATTTCCTTACAAAACCTTTCTAGCGCCTCCGCTTTTTGGCTATCGCAAATATATTTTCTTAAGCTGTAATGGCTCGGATCGTGCATACCGGTCGTATGGCAACACGGAAGCCAAAGCATTTTCTCAATCTGTTCGGCAGTATAAACCATATCGAGAAATTTCTTATCAATAATAATATGCCCCTCTGGAACTCCCAATTTTTTTTCTAGCCCTGGGTGGCTATGTATTTTTTGCATATTTTTCCTCCAATTTTTTAATTATTTCGTATCCTTTTTGGACACCGATTGTTAATTTTTCCTGCGCCACCATATTGGGCGTAATTCGGAAAACCAACATATTTTTATCGAAATTTGGATTATAGAATATTAAGTCCCACCACTTCCGGCCAGTTACGAACATACACATCTGCACCTGCCAAACATATTTACTGTCAATCGCCTTTTCTCCGTCCACCAGCAATTTGAAGAAATTTTTGTCGTCCGGGCATTTTATTTCAATTCCGCCGTCATCTCCCACCAGCCCGTCCGGAGAACACCCCACATATTCGTCCATTTCGCAAAATCCGACCACCTCTACATCTTCATTGGTTATCTGATAGGTCATTCTTGCCTGATCCTCCAATACTATACCGCGCTCAATGTCGCTGTTGGTGTAATGCTCTTTGTTTTTTGAATACTTTTCTGCCAGCAAGGTATAAATATAAGTTTCCAACCCCTTGCCATTAGCGCCGATTGCCTGGGCGTTGGAAGCGGTCATTTTTCCCCTGCGTATCTCAAACCACTCCTCACTGCGCTGATCCATTTTGTGCTTTTTCATTTTTGATATTTTCTTTAATTTGATTAGCGTAGTTTATCGCGTCCGGATTTCCTTGCACTTCTTTCGGAAAACTGAACCAAGTTTTTTTCAAATCTTCCAAGGTCATACATTTATCCAATTTTTTCTTGGCTTCCTCAATTTGAGAAAGATTTTCCACTTCGGCCTGTTTCAAGTTTTGCTCCTTGTCCTCATCTCCGGTCATAATTCCAAAGGCGTTCATAAACGCATACCGCTTGGCGAATGTTGAAGCGGCCGCCACGTTTTGCGCTTGCGACATAATATTCGTGCCGTTTCCAATCGGGATAATCATTTCGCTTTCTTCGCTGTGGCCGGCGATATGGCGGACGATACAGGTTGATTTTACCTTGCCCTCCGGAAACTCTGTTTTTATCGTGTAGCTTAATCCATACTTGGTTAAAATTGGTTTGACCGGATTTACAATTTGATCAATCGTGGCGTACCAATAAGCCACTTCTCCCGCTTTGGTTTTTCCTCCCTCGGTGGTTTTTTTAATCTCCGGAAATTCCCCCTGGGCTTTCGCCATAGCAAGGTCAAATTGCTCTTTCGCCCATTCTTTTTTTAGCTCTCTGCGCATATCTAGGAACTTCTGCATAGTGTCCGGGTCAACCTTTTGCTCTATGGCCTTGTAAATCATTGCCTCGACTGAATTTCTCTGCTCCTTGTACTCGGACACTTCCAAAGTAGGCGCGCTTATTGCGACCTCTTGGCTTTTTACTTCTTCTTTGCCCTCCACCTTTTCGGCTTCAATGGGCTTTTTTTTGCTCATTTTATTATTTTATTACTTATTAAATTTCAAATATTACCTCCTCTTTTGCCTTTTCCTCACACTTCGGGCAAAATAATGGCCTCACTCCCTCGTATTCAAATGGCTTTTGGCAAATATCACACGAAGCCTTTTGTTTATTATCTTTGACCTCCGGCGGATTCATCATCATTTCCCCGATTGATTTTACTCCTGGCGTGGTGGAAACAACCACTTTTTTATCCCCAAAAGGTATTAAATCCTGATAAAGTGCTGATGTAGCGTGCCACTCGTCCGGGTTGGTGGCAAAATATGGAATTATTCTGATCATCAAATCGTCCTGTATATCTTCCGGCATTTCTCCGATATTTTTTCGAACTATCCAAAGCAATTTGCAAAATGAATTTACTGTCCTGCGCGCTTTTTCCTCCGGGTTTTCCGCGCGACACCTTTTTACATAAGCGTCCCAATCCTGCATATCTTTCAGTATTTTTTCCGACCTCTCTTTTTCAACTGGATTTTCTTCATTCCCCGTTTCAAAATCAATTCTCCTTATTTGCCCTATCGTGATAAAATCCTTTTGACCAATATCAATTAGGTGGTTTTTATCAAATGGGACTGCTTTTCCGTTTTCATCTTTCCCGGACTTCATAGCCAATAATTTTTCTGCTTTTTCTTGGCTGACTGATACACTTTTTCCCCCTACTAAATAAATTTTTGCCATTTTTTTACTTTATTATTTATAGAACTATCGGCGTCATATCCTTAACTTTTGTAACCCTATTTTCCCAACGCTCAATAGTTTTTGTCGTGAAACATTGATCAACATCGTAATGACACCATTCCCCATAATCTGATAAAAACCAATCAATAATCTCAATCCCATTTTCTTTCACTTTCACATAAAAATCCCTAGCTTGTTTTTGTATGCGCTCGCGCCGGCTTTTATCTTCTGTCCGGAAAGTCATTCCGTGCTGTTCGTAGGCTTTTTGCTTAAAATAATCAATCAGCTTCATTGCCTCGGCCGCGTCTATTTGCTTTTGCTCTCGCGGGCTAGGCTTATATGGCAGTCCAATTTTCTCATAGGTCTTTTTTTTAGTATCAAAAGTTTCTTGTTCTTTATCTACTCCCTCATACGATACGTCGGAAGTTTCTTCCGACCTTTCTTCATTCTCTTTAATGTTATTTAATTCTTTATCATTATTAGTTGGTGCAGTTTGTTGCTCATTTGTTGCTAATTTGTTGCTCATTTGTTGCTCATTTTGTCGCTCATTGTCGTTATAGTCTTGGTAGTTAATAACTGTAATAAGCCTAAATCTCTTGGTTGTTTGTTGCTCAATCATTAGCTCACTTTCGAGATAGTTTAGGATACGGCGCACAGTAGATTCAGGAACACCAGTTCCCTTCGCTATTTTTTTTGATGATGTGATAAATGATCCGGCCTCTATCATAGTTTTTTTATTATTCCAAATTATTGATTTTTTTTTATGGTTAGCAAATCGCAGAATATAAAGCCAAATTGATAAATAGGCTGGTTTAATCGCAATTGGGTTTTCGTCTATTTTCCTCCATAGCTTTATATATCCTCGAAACATAGTTTTGTTTTTTCATAATTTCTACCTTTCATTTTTCAACACATCTCCATAGATCACCATAATTTTTTTAATGGCAGTTCGTTCTTCTTTTGTGAGTGGGCGTCCAATAATATTTTCAACAACCTTATACAAAGCGGCTCTGATTTTTTTCATAAAATTAAACACTAAAAATCCCCAACAAGCTGGAATAGCGTCTGAAAACGCAAACTTGTTGAGGAGTGTTGATGTTCAAATTGTTCAGATATTTTTCCATATAATAAAATATTACCACAGCCAGAAAACTCCGTCAAGGAAAGTTATCCACAGCCCCTAAAATTCTTCGTACACCTTGTCGCTGATAACTTTTCCGTCATAAAGCTGATCAAGATAATCCCAAAAATCTTCTCCCATTTCCCCTTGGTATCGTTTCAATATTCGTACTTTTTCGTCATTTGTCCGGGCTTTTATAAGTGGGGCGGTGCGCGCTCCTGTTTCCTGTTTTGTGCGCTCCTTGGCAATATCATTTTCAATCAGTGTTATGCTTCGAGAATAATTTTCGCTTTCCGGATCAAGTTTTATTTTATTTTCAACCTCCTCTGAAATTTCCTCGTCGCTCTTTCCTGATTTTATCATCTCGGAAATTGTTTCGCGTTTTATCAAAAGATTTCTCGCGGACTGTTGAGATTTTTCTTGCGTTAATTTATTTTCCTGTTCCTGCAATCCGTAGTCAGAAATTTTTATCAAGCGATTTAGTAATGGCAAAGTTTGAAAAACATTCTCGGTTGTTGTTTGTGTCGAAGTGTCGTACGTCGCGAACTGCGCCACTCCGGATTGATTGACTGTCCACATCAACATTTTTTTCAATGACCGCCAGCCGCCGGCCGTGAAAGTGGTATCGTCTATGACACTTCTGCCCCTAAACCAATCGTATGGATTTTTACCGGAAAGATATTGACCCCAGCCGTATGTCGTGGAAATAATCGGAGTAGTGCTTGGGAGTTGACCAGCGCCGATTGCAAATATCTCATTCAAATTTTCCGTCTTGCCCTCCTTGGCGAAATTCAGCATTTTCCAAAGCGCGGCCGAAATCAACCGCCCCGATTCATCGTGCGGGATTCTCATATAAACCGCTTTCCCGTCGCTATTGAAGCCAAGAGGTATTATAAGATAATTTGTTTTATCATACTCGCTCACTCGCGCGAAAAATCTTTTTAGCCAGTCATCGTCCTTATCGCCAAGAAGAACACCCATAAGCCCAGCTTGCGCGGCGAACATCATAACTTTTGGCGCAAGATCAATTTTGACAGTTTTCCACCAATATCCTTTTCTTGTAGTCGGGTTGCTGGCCAAATTGAAGTCTGATTTTATTCCCTCTTTCATTATGTTGGAGAAAATAAATAGGGCGTTAGTCGTTTTTGTGTGCTGTCCTTTTCTTGTCCAGTTAGGCGTGCCGGTGTAATTTCTAATATTATATGCCAATTCTTTTCCAGTTTCTCCGGCTTTGATTCTCATTTTAGCGCCGGCAATTTTGGAAGTTATTTCCAATGTGTTTGCTCCCAACCTCATATATTCCAATAATTTCAGTGTCCACTTTACGGCTGTTTTTCTGACTATCGGCGGAAGTTTTGTCAGTTTTTCCTCTCCGCTTATCAACCCGTATTTTTCCAAAATTTTTCCAAACTCGTCGTCGCGCGGATCAAAATTATAATCATAAATCGGCGCGTTGATAGCACTACTTTCCACCAACGAGCGTGTAAATTCGTCCAGTTGACCCTTGGAATATTTCGCTCCGGATTTTATGGAGGAGATATAGGCTTTTAGAAGCCCGCCCACAGTAGCCGATTTTATGGCCTTATAATTGCGCTTAAAGTCCCTGATCGGGTTAAAGGCTAGGGCAAACCCCATATTGTAGGTCGTAACAAGGGGCTTGAACATTTTATTATTAAACAGGTCAATCGCCGCTATTACCACATTAACATTATCCAGTCCGTCGCGCTCAAATCTTTCCGCAATATATGGATCAACGTCATAGCTTTGCAGTTTTCCGTCCTCCAATATCTCGATAGCGCCCTTGTCCCTGGCTGGCTTGAATATGCTCAATTTTCCGTCAGACGTAATTTTTTTAGATTTCGCAGCCTCCTCACCCAGCATATCCAACGTAGCCCGTTTAGCTCGCTGATAGGCGTTCAATCTGTTTAACGCCACAGTTTTAAGTACAGTGTCTATAAAGGGGTTTCCTACTTCCTTAAACGTCCCAATTTGCTTTTTAATTGTAGCGGAAACATAATCGTCTATGTGTTCTATTACCCTGAATGTAGCATAGCTATATTTATTCGGCTTGATTTTTTCCTCAAAGATTTCCTTATTATAGCTTCCGTCAATCACGGCCTGTTCTACCGACTTAAATACCGTTTCGTGAAAATATTTTGATTTTTCTTCCAGCAGGGCATACTTTTCTTCTCCAATTTGACTTTTAAGAAAAACTATTTGTTCTTGCGCTGTTTTTGGAGTATGCCCGCGCGGGTTTGCTACGCCCGCACGATCGTTTATAATCCGATTGAAAAATAAATACAACCCCAAATCGCTCATAGAAACTCCGGACAATTCCAAAGGCTGAACGACATTTTTATTTAGGTCGTCCAACATCAAATAATTTTCATTATCCACAAACGGCAATTCTTCCAAAAGATAGGTGGGGTTTTTGTCGTCCTCATATACCAGTCCGTTTGCCTCGTATGCTCGTTGCTTTTTGATAATCGGATAGTTCTGATCGTCAAATTGTTTTCTGACCCTTTCCCAAAACCGCTTATCAGCCGATTTTTTTTCTTCATCTCCATTTTTTCTTATCGCATCGGCGGTGGAAAAATCTTTTCTTATTTCTTCCTGACGCATTTTAACGATTTCCTCCCTGTCGCCATTCAACAAATCTTGTGTGGCGAAATAATTTGATTTCACGTCCGGTTTTTCGTCAAGAAATTTGAAAAATAATTCGCTAAATTTTGGCGCTTGCTCTTTGAGAAAGCCAGGAGAATTTAACAATACCGAAATTGCGTCGGCATATAATTCTTCCGATTTCATACGATATTGTACATAGCCAGGGGAGGAAGATGATTCGTCAAAAGGCTTCCAAAGTTTCGAAAGTTTTACGAGTTCCTCGCGCACTTCCTTGTTCTTAAAGGAATTTTCTTGGAGTTTTTTAATTTGCGCATTTTTATCCCTAATTTGTCGCAAAAGATTGATGTCTTGTTTTTTGTTCGATTCCGGCACTTTGCCCTCAACTTTCAACGCGCGACGCTGATCCTGTAATGCCTTTCGCTGATTGATAAGCGGGTCAATCTGTCTTTCTACGCCCGGATTAGTGAATTTATCCCGCAAAAAATTGTGGATACTCATTATGTGTCCGGCGATATTTCCACCTTTGGCTAATTTGTCAGGAAGAAAATCAGTGATATGCCCTATCTCGTGCGCCAATACGCCCTTGGCCGTTCTCAATTTTCCCTCCTCAAATAGGCTGGCCAATACTCTGATTCTTAATGTTCCAGTTTGCGCGTCCCCTAACCTCGACCGCATACTTTTCTTGATTTCGGGGTATTTTCCGGTCAATTCTTTGGCTAATTTAACCAAATCGGGCAATTCAAAAGGCTGGACGTGTTCTATGCCGCCCATTTTCTCGCCCACGCGTTCCTCATAGTCATAGTATCCGTCCCTGTCGGAATAGTTTTTATATCCATACCTGTCGCTCAATTCTTTGTTCTGCTGTTGAATTTCGGCGAAAACGTCCTTGTAGAGGTCTAGGACGCTTGTCCGCTTCTCCGGCGATTTTTGAGCCTCTGGCGACGCGTCTATCATTTTAGACTGTTTGCTCCCCATAAACCCATAACGAAGCGACATTTTATCGTTCTTTCCCTCCCAAAAATCCTTGAATATTTTAGCGGTAGTAGTTACTCCTATAACCTCCTGCACCGCTTCCACGGCCGACTGGATTAAGCCTTTGAAAAATCGGATTATCTTGTATATCGGATCACTTGGCTCAATCTGAAAATCTTTCTCCATTTCGCTCATAGACTTGTCGGTCATAGTTTCCGCGAACCATTCGTTGATGTCATAATAGCGGTAATTTTTGATATTCCGGCTGAATAATCTCATCACTTCTTTTTCCCCTATGGCCTCCGCTTCTTTCCATTTTCTTGCAAACTCCGGATTTTGTCGTTTGAATTTCGCTAATTCGCTTTTATACATTCCCTCGACAGTATTGTAATATTTTGTCGGCAAAAATCTGGTCAACGAGTGCCAAGCCTCGTGAATAAAAGTCCTCTGAAAGCCCTCTCCCTTGGTCAAAATATTTTCTCTGAATAGCCCCAACATTCTATCGGTGTACTCAAACACGCCCTGGGCGTCCCCGGATTCTTCGATAAATAATGCTACATCGCCAAGCTGTTTTTCAAATTTACCGATAAAGCGGTCAATAATCTGGTACTGCTTCAAGTCCATTGATCCAGCTTCCAATTCCGCCCTTATCTTCTCGCGCATTTTTTTCACGCCCCTGTTCTTTTCAATCATTGCCTCGTCTGATAATTCTTGCGCGGATCGCCTTTTGTAGGCGGAAACTTCTATGCCTGCGCGCGTGTGGCTTTTGACATTGATTTCTCCGGAAGCATAAGCCGGCAGAAAAGAAGTTATTTTTTCCGGTTTGACTTCTGTTTCGCTTTTCCTCATTGCCACAACAGCCTCGCCTATTCTTAATGGGGTAGCAATTTTTATTTCTTCCGGCAGTTGGATAGATATTTCGCTTTGTGGGTTAGCCTTGATAGCGTCTAGTATCAAATTAGGATCGGCTTCCAGCGCAACGTCCGAAGATTTGTATCCTCCTATTTCCTGACTGACTTGGCCGTTTTTTGATTCAGAATAAATATAAGCAATATTATCCTTGACGATAAAATAAATTGATTCTTTTTTCTTATCCTCTAAAAATCCGGTAGCCAGATTGACCGCTTTTCGGAACTCGGTGCGTTTGACAGTTTTCTTTTCTCCGTAACCCTCCTGGCTGTTAAACATTTTTTCCAGTATTTCAAATTCTGATTTTTTCTCTCCTATACTTTTTCCCAAGCTATAAATACCATCGGCCTTATCCGTTTTTATTTCAGAGCGAAAAGCAGAGTTCGCTTTCTCATTGGTATAATAGATAATCCCTCGCCCATTTTCTACTTTCATTGTTGTTACGCCCTTGTCCTTGCTTCTGTCAATGTTAATATTCTTATTCTTCTTGGCGACTTCTTCCAGTGTTGGCAGTTTCTCTGTTGATTTTTCTGGAGCTTTCTTTTCGATTGTTGCTTTATGATTTATTCCTTGGGGTTGGGAGAGTTTTGCTTCAGATAATAGTTCTTTTTTAGCCTTAGTAACATCTTCCACATTATCTCTGATAATCTTTCCATAAGAATTTTCAATTTTATCCAAAATGTCTCCTTCGGGGAATTCCCGCCTGACATAATTGTTATAAGTTTTTAATGCCCGTAATGTTTCGTTGGATTGGTTGCTACCGTCAAAATTAAATCTTTTAAAAACTGGGTCATTTTCTTCCACTAAAACTCCCCTCCTGCTTTCCAATTCTTTCGCCCATTCCTTTTTTCCAATAATTCTACCTTCCGAACCTAATGGAGCATTTTTATCTATTCTATTTATCTTTCCTCCTTCTTGTAGAGGGGGTTTATTTGTCAAGTCCTTTTCCGATTTTTTGAGCGCCGGGGCGACTTCCGATATGACGTCGGAAATATCAGTCTTATTCATTGACTTCTTGTAAACTATCTTTTTGTCGTCCAAAAGGTCAATATCTTTTTGAATCTGTGCTTTGGCTTCCGGAGTGGTGGCCAGTTTTTTATTCCCAAGCAATTGATCTTTTTGCTGTTTTACTTCGTCAAGTTTTTTCTCAATTACAGTGTTGTTTTCCTTAATAGTTTTAGCTATTTTCTGTGCTTTCGGCGCGACTTCGTGCTGGGCTTTAGACATCTGCTCTAGTGTTCCGACTGCCTCCTGCCTTTCGGTTTCCGATAAATTATCAATATCATTTTTTCCATTAAAAACAGTATTCCCCACTGCTTCGTGGACTTTTCCCTCTCTATCGTCTATGGCGTCCTGGACATACTGGCGGTGTTCATTGATCACTTCAATTTGTTCCGGAGTGGCGCGCCTCGCGGCCTGTTCCAAAAGACTGATAGTATTTTGCAATTCCTCGGTGGATAGAGAATTTTTTGTATCTTCCGTTTTTTTAGTATCTCCGGATTCCAGCGTTTCTAAAAACTTAATTGATTTTGTGTGGTCTATCGGTTTATTTTCTTCCTGCTTTATTTGATCACTTTCTATCACGGCCGGAGCTGTTATTGATTCAGTTTCTTGTTTTTGAGAAAGTTCATTTTTATTTTTAGATTCAATGGATGGTTGGATTTCTCCACTTCTTCCCAGTTCAGTTGATATTGATATTGGAGCAGACGCTATTCCAGCTTGTGAAGCGGCCGCCAACCCTTGCTTGTTGGCTTCCTTGGCTACTTCTGTCCACGTTCCTCCCTCGTCATAAATAAGTTTGGTGGCAATCGCCGGCACTACTTCCTGTAAATATTCTGACCCCATTTCTCCAGCCGTTGATAATCCTGCTTCGGCGGCTATTTTCAAAGCGCCTTTTTCCATTCTGTTCAAAACTAATTTTCCCAAAACTGGATTTCCCTCAAAAACACCCTTAAATCCCCAACGTCCCAAAACTCCATTCACTACACCGATAACTCCGGATACTAATGCGTCTTTTGTGGTTGTTTCTCCCGTAACTTCTTTTCGTCCCTCCATATATGATCCAAGTTCTATCGCGCCCTCACCCCAACCTCCGGTGGCCATCATCGTTATCAAATTTGGTATTTGCTCCGAAACCGAACGGACGATATATTCAGGATTAACCAGTAATTTAGGATTTTGAAAAATGTTTTCGGATTCCTGGTAACTTTTCGGCTTAAAATATTCGGCATTGTTCTTTTTTAATTGAGAAGAAAAATCCATTAACTCATTGGCAATAGGATTATCGGTCTTTCCCAAAATATGAGCCATTGGACTTAATTTACTCGCAACGTCCAAAGCTCCGCCGGCCTCGCCAACAACATCAACCGCTCCTTTTGTAGCTCCTAATAGCGGAACGCCAAAAGACGACATTACTTCTTTGCGTGTGGCTTCTGATTTTTCCAATAGGCTTTTATCCTCCCAAGACTTAGTTTGTGTTTCCGGAATTACATTGTTATTTTCGTCATATAAAATAGTCTTTCCAGTAGCCTTATCAAATTCTGTCCTTTTTGTCCTCGCCATCCTATCGCGCTCAGGATCACTCGTTCCTGTCAGTTCTTCTCCCAACTTGGCAAAAGCGTCCTTGCCGGCGCTTTTAACTTTATCCCAAAGATTCTTTTTTTCCTCGTGCTGGATTTGATCAACCGGTTTTGACACCGGAGGCTCTACGGGTTGCTGTGGCTGTTCAACTGGTTGCGGTTTTTCTGGTTGTGGGGCGCTCATTTCTTCCCCGCGCTTTTTTCTTTTTTTCAACCATTCATCAGGAGATAACACGTCGCTTGATGTAGATGTCTGCATAGGTGCAGAACCGCCCGCTCGTCTTTGTTTTAGCCAAGTGTTAGGGTCAAGTGCCATAAATTTTAATTATTCGTTATATAAATATTTCTGCGTAACAGTGGACGTGCCACCCTTTTTTGTGGTTGTGGTTTGCGTTCCTGTGCGGACGGCGCTTTTAGACTTGACTGGGGATAAACCGAATAATGACCTTAGCATATTATCGCCCTGGCTTCCCTCCAAAGTGTTATACCCATATTGATCAACGAGATAGTCGTTAATATCCTGCCAAGTCCAACCCTGATTTTTAAGATTAGAGGCTTTTTTAGTAGCTTCCGCGTCAGTGAGTGTGCTGTTTGTCCTGGCCGCGCTTTTCTCTGCTCTGGCATTTTCGATATTCCAGCGCCTTGTGCTTTCTTCGGTATCGGCCAAACTTTTTTCTTTTTCCCAAATGGACATTTTGTTATTGAAAGTATCTTGCCTCTTGGCTACTTCCGCCCCGAAAAGTCCAGTCCATTTATCAATATAATCAGCATAAACTCCTTGCCGGCGAGTTCTTTCGTCCGTCAAGTTTTTCCAGCCCTGCTCTGTTATGCCCTGATATTGTTCGGCTAGATTTCTCCGGGTAAAAGGGTTGGAAATTCCTTGGTACATATCCAGCCCTTTGATCGCCGCGCCGAAAGTATCGGATTGAGCCTTATTGATAGCCTCGTCCAATTTCGGGTCTTGTGATTTTCTGAAAGCGTCTTTTAATTCAAATGGAAGTTTGGCTACGGATTCCTTGAAGCCGGCCAATTTTTCCCCCTCGTCTTTCATTTCGTCCGCCTCTTGCCACAAATTTGTGTAGTTTTTTGCCATAAATTTATATCAAATTATAATTTATCGCCCGACAAGCTATACGGGCTTGGTTGAGAATAATACGTATTAGCATTGCCGTAATATCGCTGGGCGCGTTGATTTTTATACCATAATTGACCCTCTTGGATAGCCGCTTTCATTTGTCCGACTAACTCACCCTCTTGCGTCTGTCCTCCTGATTGAAAGCCAGCTCCGGTTACTTTTTCAGTCCCGACATTTCTTTCTACTCCCCGAACTTGGTTTTGCACTTTGGCGGTATGGTCTTGATTCATTTCTCCCTCTACCTGTTCACGCTCTCCACCTATCGCTCCACCACTTGCTCCCAAAGAGAACCTTGCGCGGCGCAGTGATCGCTCATAACTGACATTTTCCGATTCACTCCAAGCGTTCAAATCTTCCAACTCATTGGCTATTTGTTGCTCAAAATATGGCTTATAAAGAGCCTCGGACTGCGCATAATCCTCTGCCTCCAATTCGGGGGTATAGGTAGTTTCAAAATCCGGCAAGATTTCCTGTTGCGCCGGTGTAGCCGACAACACTGATTTTACCAAATCAGAAACAGATTCGCCTTTTTTGCTTTTTGAACTTCCTCCGTCATATTCCTCTTTGGGGCGACCGGTTTCTTTCGCCCATTTTTCCCTAGCTGATAATTTAGCCATAAATTTACAAAATTATTTTATTTAAGATACATTATTCCAGCCAGATTCACCGCCATTGCTTGTAGCTAGTCCGTCTTTGAAAGTAACATCTCGGTATTTATATCTTAACTGATCTCCGTCATAATCAATAGCTGTTAGTATTCTAGTGCTAAAATCCTGTCCTTGACTTCCATCACCAGAAAAATAATTATTACATCGACAATCTTTCGCATATAAAACACTCCATCTTTTATTGCTTCTCCCCAAAAAATTAGAATCATCTTGGTTTGAGGCGAAACCTCCATTTATAGCCAACCCGTCCCCAGGGCTATCGTCTAGGTATCGGCCTGATCCCCAAGTCAATTTAACCCCTGAACTAGCTATGTTCAAATCTCCATTACTATTGATTCTCAACATATTCGATCCACCCTTGGTAAAATAAACATCATCAACAGAATTAAGAATAAGACTTCCTCCGGCGTCTGCATAAATAGTTGATATGACTGTATCTCCGTTCAGTAATTCAATCTTATTATTAGCACCATTTAGTCTCAATCGGTATCCAGTGGTAGCCGTCTGGATAATTCCGCCAGTGATCGTCCCACCTAAAATTGCTATATCTGTCCCGTCGTAACTGAAATATTTTGTAGCACTTGACCCCATTTTGAATTTTGCCACCCCGCTCACATCTCCTATAAAAAATCCAGCATTTGTGTCGTCCGTAAAGGCGGTTTTCCCCATTTTTATATTTCCGCCGCTCGCAATAGTCAACGCGCCAATCGTTCCTATCGGGGCTACTAATTCGCCGCCGAAAGTCGCGTCCCCGTCTGATTCCAGCGTAAATTTATTCACTCCTGCTTTTTTGGCCAAAATTCCAGTGGGAGAAATCCATATGCCATTATTATCGTCAGTCTTTATGGCCAATGCTCCTGATCCAACAAAAACGAACTCGCCCAAAATCTCCTTTGACTGCGTGTCTAAATTAGCATTAACAATATCTTGAATAACCTGATTGCTGGTATTTATCACTCCGGCGTCCTCTAATTCTCCTAAAACATCAGTAATAGGAACGGCGCTGGCCTCAAATAATTCTCCGGAATTTATGCTATCTACTGTTTCGTCCTCTGCTCCTGAATATCCGTGTCGTATTAAATTTTCATCAAAACCACTTTCTATGTAACTCATTTTGCGTCGTCTAAAAGATTAACCCGGTCAAGGATTAACCCCTCAATGCGTGGCGGTTTTGAAACATACTGCTCGGCCACCCCAACCCACAATTCTTTGCACGTCGGGTTGAAGCCGGTCTTTTTCTGATTCAATTTCTGCTTGGCCACCATTTTGTCGTAATCCTCGGCTATTAAAATATCACTATCAAATCTTCCAATCACTTCCACTACCCCAAACTCTTTATCTTTTTCAGGGTATCCATAATCTTCCGGCATAAAGAAATATTCAAAAGAAATCGGCGTTATTACCTCCCCGTCCACATCAGAATATCCAGTATTTATCAACGCTATTTTTCCGGCGGCCGTTCCGAAATAAGTCAGCCCGGTTGTTTCGTCATAAAACCAACTGCGCGCGTTCCAACCCGAATATACTGTCCACGTCTGCGCATAGACGTTATAAACCAGCACCACATTGGAATACACCTTGCCATAATCAAATTCTAGCGGATCGCTTATGGTAACATCGCCTATCCAAAAATATATATTTTGCAAATCCTTTCCGGCCGCGACATTTTCCCAATTTGCGCTATTCATTCCGTCCAAAAACTTTTGGATAGCGCGGGAAATCGGGACTGGCTCGCCCGCTCCCATTCTGTAAATTCCGGACGGGTGGTGAAAAAATAAATCTCCTAAAATAACAACTGACTTTCCGCTATGTGTCCCGACTGTAATTATCGCTTCCGGCTCATTGTCCCCGTCATAGCGATATATGCTTTCCTCTTTCAAAATTACCAGTCTATTTCTATGGCGCTTCATCATCTTGCATTTCTGTCCGTCATTAGGGTTGATACCTCTGTTTGTCCAAGCAGTGCTTGTAAATCCGTCGCCAGTAGAATTGATCACATCAGAAGAATGTAAAAATCCTGATTCTGTAAGTAGTCTAAATCTTTGCTGATAAACCGCCGGGAATTTTCCGGCCGCCGGCGCGTTGGTTATAGCGCCCCAAGCTGATCCGTTAAAGCCTGTTACCGCGTCCACTCCGTTTGAAACTATGAGCAAATTAGCAAAGTTTTCTCCGAAAATATCTACTAGGTTAGTATAATCTTCTAGCGATTTCGCCCACGTTCCAGCTAAAACAGCCGAATTGATATATAAATCTGTTTTTGGCGTTTCTGCTCCGTCAGAAGCGGAAGCAAAGTATTTCTTCGTTCCGTCGCTCTTAATCCACTGCAACATCGTCAAAATGCGCTGTGCGGCCACAACAGTTGATTGCACTAAACTACCAGGCCTACCAGTCGCCGCTCCCAATTTGGACGTAAATTCAGCGTTTAGGGCGTGAATAGCCTGATTATTTTTCGCCAAAGACGCGACAGTCCTGTTTTGGACGCCTCCGGACAAATCTAATTTTTCTTTTCGTTTTAATAGTCCCATTATGATATGCGATTAGGATTTTCTGCTTGGTCTAAAATTCTATCCGGATCGTCCATTGCCACATCGGACAATGCCGGAAATTTACTAACCTGCTTAATATCGTCTAGTTTCATTGCGGCAATAACCTGCAAATATCGTCTTTCGAAATATTGTGATTTTTTCATATCGGCCGTCGCCCATAAATCTTGAAGTATCCGGAAAGCTATGGCCTGCGGTAGTTTGACGCTTGATTCCGTTGTTTCATTGGAAAATCCGACAGAATTGCAATAATGGTATAGCACCACGGCTTTCACTTCGCTCGGAATAGGCGTGAACATAAGACTGCCCTCAAATTCGCAAACGATTCTCGGCGTGCCGGTCTGCAAATTATTCCAGTTAAAACGCTTATGCGTTCTTAAATTAACTGGCCATACTGGATTGCCGTCGTAAGTAGCATAGAGAAGTTGCCCCAAGTCTTCCGCTCCGGCCGCTAATTTTGTATATGATTGCTGATCGGCGACAGTGTTAAAGGTGGCTGTTTTTTCTCGGAAGCGCCAACGCTTTATAGTGAAAATCTCACTTTCTGCAAAATCGCACAAAGCATTAAAAGTATCGTCGTCAAGCGGTCTATTCCAATTATGTGGGCTAGTAACAAATTCGCGTATTTTTATCCTTGATCCGTATGGCAAGTCGTCATAGGTATATCCGGCGGAATATCCTGATTCGGTATCGGTAACGGAATTATAAAGGGTAAAAAATAGATATCCAGAAATATTTGTGCTATCAACCTGGACAGTATATTCATTATCGGCGTCAATATCTACGGCCGAACCGATAAGAGTTTTAGCGCCAGCCAGTGTCGCGGCGTGATAAAATTTAACCTTATCATACGGAATTTTATATAAAGGCGTCCCAATATTATGAGGAAAAGTGAGTGCGTCCGCTTGAATAACAGTTCCGGCAGTGATCGCGGCGTTGACCTTAAAAAGCTCGCTTTGCGCCTTGCCAATTTCTCCGGACAAAACGAAATCATTTTGAGCAAAATCGTTGTTATCGTCAACAGTAATGTCTTTGGCCGAACCGGAAGCGACTGGACTTTTCACTATCGCGTTGGCCGTAACCAACATCATTATAGAATTGTTGTTGAATTTTAATAATTTCATTAGTTTATTTTACCTGTTAATTTAAGATTTTGAATTTTACCATATAGTTCAGTGTCTTTTTTTATCTTTCCGTATAACACGCTACTCTTGGATATTTTTCCCACTATTCTTAATTCCTCTCCCATTCTCCTTATCACATCAAGCCCCGTGCCTGTTTCCAGTATGAAAATTTGCAATTCTCTTGAAGCTGTATCCACTCCCTCTCCGGTATCGGAAACAGTAAATGAATTTATTATCGCCAACACTTCCGCGCCAATACCGCTATCCGCTATATCAATTTGTGGGATAATTTCGCCAATTTCTTCCGAACCACTGCCACTATCGGATATAGTAAAATTCATAACCAACGCGGCCACATCACTGCCCTCCCCCGTATCTGAAATTGTGAAATTAACAGCATTTATGACGGCTTCCACTCCGCTCCCACTTTCAGAAATTAAAACAACTCGTATAAAAGAACCTATTGAGCCATATGGCGATGATCCGTAAGGTATATTTCCATACATAATTTTATCCTAGGGAAATTCCGCTAAAATTTAATCTATCTTTCCTCGCTCTTTTCATAAAATTCTGAAACGTATCGGAATAAATGCAATCAATATAAAACGTATTGTCAGCGTCAGCATTGACTATCGTAACGATAATTGAATCAATAACATCTTTGTTGGCGTTGGCTACGGCCGATAAATCCAAAATCTTCAATTCCCAAGTATTTGCCACGATTATGGTCGGTGTTATTTCCGTAGTCGTTCCGCCTGAATCGTGAAAACCAATTTTTATATTCGCTCCTGTCCTAGAAGCTCTCATATAAATTCCAATAAAATCTTTGTTGGATAAATCTATTGTTGGTGAAACTGTTCTTGTAAGCGTTTTGTTCAAACTATCAGTAGCAAATGCCAGTCCTTTTAAAGCGTATGAACCTTCGACTTTTATAGTCGCTTCTGAAAGTGCTTTTGGTGTGTAATATGTAACGACTAGCTTTGGAGTATTTGAAGCATTATCATCTGAAGTAACATAGTTCATACATCCAGCCGCTTCATTATTGGCTTTTATCAATACCCCATAATTACTAACTGAACCATTAAGCCAAGATTGGACTAACGCTGTTATGGTAAAGGCATAGTATTGGAATTGTTTACCAACAACATTAAGATTGGTTATTATAGAAGAATCATTTGTAGGTGGATTATTCCAAGTCAGTGTTGATTCTGACCAACTGGATGTAACTTTGTGCAAATTCCATTGTGTCGTGGCTGTTAAATCTTCTGGAGTAGTGTTTGTATAGACTGATAAGACGGCGGAAGTGATTATCGCTCCAGCGGGAATTGTGGATAAATCAAATTCAAAGTACCCCCTTCCAACCCATCCATTGACTGGTCTCCATCCGATAGAGACATTGACATCGTTTCCCCAATTAGTAGTAGGCGACCACGAAGCCGCCATAACCGACTTTCCTGCTCCATTAGCTGGCTGGATAGTAATGGTTTTCAGGTTATTGGAAGCATAAGCCGCTTCAGCCGCCGCATCATTGGCATATTCCATTAAATCCAAATCAACTCTAGCCATAATTTTATCCTGTTACCATTCTATTAACGTATCCGTGGACACAAATCACATTAGCGGCTGACGCAAACGCTTTTAGTGTCGCTTCATTTCTTAAAATCACATCTCCGGCGATAATCGGTATAGAACCGGACTTTGACGGCAAGGTTACGGTTATATTTCCGTCCGGTGCGTCTGCACTCCCGACTTCCAATGTTATCGTTCTCGCTACTGTGTCGTTGTTGGTGGCATATAGCCAAAATTGATCGTATGTTCCGTCAGTCGTACCGGACACGGCGGTATGAATAGCTGTTCCGGCTGTCGCAGTCGCCGCTATTTTAATCGGTTTTCCGTCCGTTGATCCGCTAAAATGCCTGACTATTGGTGCTGTCGCCATATTTTTTAATTAAAAATTTGATTATATATCCAGTCATTAAGTTTTTCATTCATATCTTCGGCTGTAAAAACACAATAGACTTTTTTTGTTCCTGCCGAAAAATTTACAGCAGAACCGCTATTAGAAGAAGCATAGATAGTGGCACGCGACAAAGTATCGGGCGTTGCGTCCGTGAAAACTCCCTGCCCTACCTCCCATTCGGAAGAATCGGCCGATATAATCAGATAGCGAACAGTCGCCCCACTTGTAAAGGCAGTAATAAACGGAATATACCCAGCGTCCGGAGAAGTCCCAGCCAAATTGACTGTTCCAGTTCCGGTCGTGGTCGTTGAATCTTGCGCTCTATCTTTTCGTTCTAACGCCATAACTTTTTAGCTTAATGTTATTTCCAACTGTAATTTCCAAGTTTGTCCGGACGTTTTAGTACCTTGATCTTCCACTTTTCTATTGAGCATAGTACCAGCCGCCGCCGCGTTAAACACCGCAAATTCCTGCCAAGCAAAGTTTGCCTCGGAAGATGTGAAGTCGGCCTGAAAAGTAATTTTTTGAGCTGTTCCGTATGTCGGATAGGTAGCGTTCATTCCCTTTCGCAGTTTGTTGGTCGCGGCTTGAAGATCAGTTTGTGCCGCCCCGGCCGCCGTTGTGCTATCTCCTACTCCTAGATAAGCGTTAGCATTGTTGAAAGCCGTACCTCCACCACCAGCCAAAAGCGTCAGAAGCGCATTTATACCGGCGTTGACCAAAATATTATCCTCAAAATTTACCACCTCAAAAGGCGCTATGCCTTTTTCCTCAATTTCCTTGCCGTCTTTGGCCAAATATTTTTCAATTCTCCACTTGGCTTTATAGTGCAATTTTTCTAGTGTTTGCATATTATTTATTTTCCTTAAACTTCTTAAATTCCTCCGCTTCTGCCTCCTCCTTTTCGGCTTGCGCCACTCGCTCCTTTGTTTCCTCAATTTTTTCCACGAATTTTTTAGCCACGCTCAACGGAATTTCCCGATAAACGTCAGCTATTGGATCGTAGATTGATACCATTTTTGCCATAATTTTGATTAGTTATTTATTAAAGCGTTGCTCACTTTGTGGGATTCTTCTCTCTATCCCGCTTATCGCCTGAACTATTTTTATTCCCGCTAAAAATAGTAGCCCTAGGATGATCAGTACACTCAAAAGAAATATTGCTATTGCTTTTTTGGTACAAATACGTTTGTTGTTAAAAAATTAACCCTCCTACAACTAATTGCCTAGGTCTGCATAGGTAGTCAGTGGTAGGCGGGCAAAGGCTTTTGGCTTTTGCCCGAAGCGATAGCGTTGTTACGCCATCACTGGATTGATCGCCGTCCGGCAATCAGGATTGATGTGAAATGTTTGCATACGATAGCAGGTGGTACAATAGCACTCCAATTCCTCGGCCGGATTAGCCTGCTTATCGCAACGCTTGAGGTGTCCGCCACAATCGCACCGCCGGCGTACGTTGGCTTGATAGTCCTTCTTCGGTGTAAACCTCATAAATTCCATTACGCCCTCCCCTCGCGAAGATTTTTGCACCCTTTATGCCTGTTTTGTTTAATGCAAAATGCCAAAACCTTTTTCTTCGGTATCTCCTTTTGCTTCTTTGCGCAAAAGAACCGCATTATTTCACCTCCTTCTTTGAGGCCATATTGTCGCAAATCCGACAGTCCGGCTCATCACATTCCAGGCAGTCCAAAGGCTCAAAACTAATTTCGGCCTCGGCCAGCTCCGGAGTATCAACCAACACTTTACAGTCGCACATTTTACTCTCCTTTTGAGTTGTAAGGAACTATATTTTTTCTTTTTCTCTTATCTCTAAAATAGTCAAAATCTTTGTTTGCGTATCGCTCATTCTTCTCATTTCCTGCTCTATATGCTTGATGTCATTCTCTTTTAGAAAGGTCAGCGAATAATCAATACTTTTGAATTTCTCTCTCATTTCTAGGATTATCTCGTCAATTCTTTTGTGTTTCTCGTCGCAAGCCACTCGATTCATTCCAAGTTGCTTATCAGCCTTTTCGTCAGGATTGCGGAAATATATATAGACGAAAAACAAAATCCCAACCAAGGTAACTAGGGACGATATTATGTCAAGATAATCTTTGAATTGCATTGGTTTGGAAAATTATTGATTATAGTGTTTTGTTACCTGATTAACAGCGTATCCGGACGCCACTGTAACAATAATGGTGGCCACTTTCCATAAATCTATCTCGCGAATATCGGCCACATTCATAGTATAAGTCCCGACTGCAACCACTAAAAATCCGCCCATTCCCCAAGCAAAAGTCTTGATTCTTTTTATGATCTCCTCATTCATAAATTTACGATTAAAAAATTATAAAGCCCTCCAAAAAATAAGGAGTTTTCCAGTCGCGCTATTATTCGATTCGACAGTGATATTGGTAGCAAATGTTGCTCCGTGAGCCAATATATTAGTCCCGGCCGCCGTTGAAGCTGGCAAGGTGATTTTGGCAGTCGCATTATCCTTGATTATTGCGGCGTGAGCCGACATAGCGTCTTGGACATATACACCCAATAAAGCCGCAGGACTAGCCGTAACTACCACGTCTGCGTCTGTGGCTAAATCAACTTCGGTAACTGTACATTCTTCGCTGACATTAACTTGGCCAGCGCCATTAAATTTTTCTTTTTCCAGGTCGCTTATGTGCGCCATATTTTTTAGATTAAGAATTTATTAAGTTCGTAGTTCCCTAGAGAGGGGAGAGCAGGTGGAGGAAACCTGACATCTCCTCGCAAGGGAACTACCTCCTCCCTTGCGTATTTTGTTTTTATTTTTGTTTTTATTTTACAAATCTTTCGCTAATCTCTTTGTCTTGGAAAAATTTGCTATCGGAAATAACCAGCTCTTTCATCTTCGCCCACACTTTGCCCTTATAATCAGGAATTGGTTTTAGCGATTCCATTCGCTGTTTTTCTTCTCCGGCTATTCCTGCAAGGTATTTCCGGTGTTCTTCTCGGATAATCCTTTGAGCAATGTGCTTTGCCAAGTGAACGGCCACATATAGAGGATACTGTTTTCTTCCTGGCGTAACTTCCTCGTATTCCTCCTTGATTTTCTTCTTGACGAGTTTTTTATTGCCCTCCTTATCTTCTTCCTCTACCTCCTTTTCAACAGTCTTTTCCTTAATTTTGACTGTCGCGGCCGGGATTGTTTGATCCTTTCCGGCGTAAGGGTGTACGAAATCCTCTTTGAAAGGATTGAGTACGATTCCGACCTCCAACGGATCAATATCCGGAGGAATTTGGT